GTTTTCGTTATACTGAGACCACAAAAGAGATTTCTCCCCTACCAGATTCAGAAACCGGCGAGACCGAGATGGTGATAACCAGGCAGGTTAAGAAGCTTGCGCCTCCCGACACAAAAGCCATTGAGTTCTGGTTGCGCAACCGGAAAGCGAAGAGATGGCCGGATAAGCACGATTTGAAGTTGGAGGGAGATCTCAACATCAACCTGATTGATTCATTTGCAGAGGAAAAGGAAAAGGATGAATGAATATTCCGTTCAACTTCATTCCTCGCAACTATCAGAAACCGTTATATAATTCAACGAGCAAGGGATATAAGCGTGGCGCTTCAATTTGGCACCGAAGATCAGGAAAAGACAAAACTTTTATTAACCTCATGGTTAAAGAGGCTTTTAAACGTGTCGGCGCTTATTATTACTTTTTCCCCACATACAACCAAGGCCGTAAGATCCTCTGGAACGGTATGGATCGAGACGGGTTCCCATTCCTTAGCCATATTCCAGAAGCAATCAGGGCCAGCTCAAACAAGACCGAAATGCTTATTACCCTCCGCAACGGATCTCTTATCCAGGTTGTGGGGTCAGACAATATCGATTCTATCGTGGGGACAAACCCTATTGGTTGCGTGTTTTCAGAGTATGCGCTCCAAGATCCCCGCGGGTGGGATTTCGTTAGGCCGATTCTACGAGAAAATGGAGGATGGGCCTTCTTTAATTTCACTCCCCGAGGACACAACCATGGCTATCGTCTCTACCAGATGGCGAAGAATAATCCAGCGTGGTTTTGTGAAGTCCTTACGATCAATGACACCGGTGTCCTCACAGGAGCAGATATTCAGGCCGAACGCGACGAGGGGATGGACGAAGACCTCATCCAACAAGAATATTATTGCAGTTTTGAGGCTGCGGTCCTGGGCGCCTACTTTGCGAAGCAACTTGCACTGGCCCGGAACCAGGGTCGAATCTCCCGGGTTCCGATTGTCCCGGGTGTTCCGGTCGATACGTTTTGGGACCTTGGAATCAATGACACGACTGCTATTTGGTTCACACAGACCGTTGGCCGCGAGATCCGGATTATCCACTACGAAGAACACTCCGGTGAAGGCCTCGAATTCTATGCAGACCTTCTCCGCGATCTGTCTAAAGACCTTGGCCTCAGTTATGGCCGGCACGTTGGGCCGCACGATGTTGAGGTTAGAGAGTTGGGGACTGGTAAAACCCGAATCGAAACAGCCGCAAAATATGGCCTCAAATTTGAATCAGCTCCACGGCCAGAACGAAAAGAAGACTCGATCAATGCCGCAAGGAGCCTTTTTCCCTATTGCTGGATCGATGAGGTCCATTGTGAGCGCGGGATTGACGCCCTTGCTTCATACCATAAGGGCTGGGATGAAAAAAATCGTGTATGGCGGGTTAGCCCCGTCCATGATTGGGCGTCAAATGGCGCTGATGCTTTCCAAACAATGGCCCTGGGGCATAAGTTTCAATCTGTGGGCTCTGGCTTCGTCCCTGACAGGAAAACGACCAGGAAGGTCAATATGTCACGCACAGGACGCCATTTCACTCCACGCAGGAGGGCTGCTTAATGCCTGTTAGCGCTGCATTTAAAAAACCAGACATTAAAACCCTGCAAATGTGGGTTGCAGAAGCGCATTGGGGATCGTCGGAATGGCGGGCGGAGTCCTGGACAGATGAGGCAATGTATGACGGTGATCAGTGGAACGCTGACGACATTACCGCTGCCGATGATGCAGGTATTGAGATGTTAACCATTAACCGCACATTCCCCGTAATCAACCTCATTCGTGGCTCACAGACAATCAATAAGACAAGTATTGTAGCCAAAGCCCGCACACAAGACGACTCCGAGTTGTCCCAAACCATGACCGAGGGGATTCAATTCGTCTTAGATCAATCAGACGGGCAGTTTTTAGTATCATCCGCGTTTCGTGACGCGATCGTTCCCGGATTCGGTTGTCTTTGCCCTGGGTTTCATCCAGACCCGCGCAGGGAAAAAGTCCGGGTCGCTTATCGTGACTGGAAAGAAATTTGGTGGGACCCTTTCGCCTCTCCGTGGTTTAGCCCCTTAGATTGTCGTTATGTGTTTCATCAACGATGGATGGATCTATCAGCCCTCGAGGCGATGTTCCCGAAGAAGGAAGCTGAACTTAGAGACTATTTCGCCGATCTTACCGGCGGGATGAAAAGCGAATGGAATTCCATATTCGACGATGAGGCAACGCTTGTTGAGGAAGATACCAGGACTATTTCCGGTTCAGACTGGTCCGATGCTCAGAGATCCCGGGTTCGCCCTGTTGAGATGTGGTACACGATATTTGCCAAGGCCTGGTTCGCCAGGTTTTCCGATGGCCGGGTAATCGAACTTGAAGACAACATGCCATCGATGGAGCAATACCAGATTATCGAGCAGGCCCAGGAGGTCGTGGCGGCCACGATCCGGAAGGTGCAGGTCGCAACATTCTTAGGCGATATGATGTTACAGGAACTTCCTTCCCCTTATCCCCATGACCAATTCCCGTTTGTCCCGTTTGTTGGATACACCGATCGATATAAGCACCCTTACGGTGTCCCAAGACAGATTAGAGACCAGAACATCGAAGTCAATAAGCGTCGTTCCATGGCTATGGCATTATTATCAAAGCGCAGAACGATTGTTGAGGATGATGTGGCCGGGGACAAAGAAGGCCTCCAAAAGGTCTACGAGGAAGCAAACAAGCCTGATGGGTTCGTGGTGGTTAGCCCGGGCAAGATCAAGAAGATCGATATCCAGGAACATCAAAACCTTGCAGACTCCCAGATATCCATTTTACGCCAGTCCGAGATTGAGATCCAACAGATATCCGGGGCGAATGATGAGCAGATGGGTTATCCGAGCAGGGCGGAAAGCGGGAGAGCGATTGAGAAACGTCAAATGCAGGGCGCAACCGTTACCGCCTCCCTGTTCTCAAACCTTCGCCGGTCTACGAAGATGCTGGGAGAGCAGGTTGTTTCGTTGATTCAGGGCGCATGGACCGCCGAGAAGATCCTCCGTATTACCGATAGGCTGACAGGCGCTGAGAAGTTTGTTGCGATTAATGAGCAGGTACAAGAGGGCGAACAGCTTGTCTTGAAGCACAACATCACACAAGGGAAATACGACCTTGTCGTGTCAGATGCCCCACAGACAGACACAGTTAGAGAGAAAAACCTGAATCTAATCATTGAGTGGGTGAAGAAGAGCCCACCCGAGATCATCCCCCAGCTTATTAACCTGGCCTTTGAGATGTCAAACCTCCCAAACAAAGAACAGCTCCTTGCCCGTATGCGTCCGATTCTCGGGATTGCTCCCGGGGAAGAGGATCTAAGCGCGGACGAAATCAAACAACGGACCATTGAGCAGCTTGAGGCACAGCAACAGGAACAGGAGCAAGCGGCGGCAGTTGAGCAGGAAAGAGTTAGACTTGAACTTGAAAAGATGCAGGCCGAGAACGAAAAGACCCAAGCCGAGACACAGAAGATATTACAGTTCCCGGAGATTGAGCGGGAGAAGGTGAAGACTGCAAAGTCAAAGATAGAATTGGACGGGTTTAAGACCGGGTTCGATATACAGACCAAGGCAGATCAGGCCCGGGATAAGGAGTATGAGGGATACCAGAAGGAAATGAATCAGGGAGGATAGGCGTAATGGCACAAGATCCATGGAAACATAGAAGTGAGGGCATGAGTTGTAAAACCTGCATGTGGTTTGTGGAGAAAGTTACTCCCAAGGTTACGGGATATGACGGGATGCCGGTCGTAGGTGAAACTAAGGATTCTCTACCGGGTAAGATTGGTAGATGCCGAAGACACGCGCCGACCATGAACGGTTACCCGGTCGTCTTTATGTCGGATTGGTGTGGTGACCATAAACTTGATGAAAACAAAGCGTAAATTAAAACAATGCTGGACGTGTTCTGATTATGTTCACCATGAACACAAATGGAAGTGGTCAGCATGGTTGTGTGGACGAATTCAATACTGGCGCAGAGTCCTCATCTGGGATGGCACTTATTGACTTCGATGTTAGGAGGGTAAATAAGTATGACGCCACAGCAAGAAACTAATTTCGAGCGGAAAGCCGAACAGCACTTCCAGGGGCACAGGGGTTTATTGCCTGGGCGTGATTTCAGATGGAATGTTTTTCATCTTCGGGATGAGGACAATGAATTCAGGTCCAGGTATGACGAGACCTTCCCGGATGCTCCGGGATCTCCTGGCTGGTTCGAGAAGAAATTTGGAGGCATATAACAATGGCAAAAAAAGGAGTTCCAAAAGAGGATCATAGTGGCGGGGGAACCAGGGTCAACAGGGGCCGTGGCGGTTGTGGTAACACCAAGAAGACAGGTAAGGGTAAATAATGGATTGGGATCTCGAAATCAAGCGGCTCATCTTTGATAGCTTTTCTTGTGACGGGCAGTTCTTCTTTGTAGACGCCAAGATTAATAATAACCGACTCTTGTTAACGGTATCTCATATTGAGAGCAATGAGAGCAGGCAGGTTGAGGTTATTTTGAAACCTGTGGAGGATGAAAAATGAGGGGCACGGTAGCAAAACGAATTAGGCGGAAAGTGTACGGCGATTTTGCGACACAGGATAAGGGCTATCGGTTTAAGATCCACGAAAAGCTGATGGAGTTGTTTCGCCAGAAGAAGCGGAAGAAGGCCCCTATAACCGTTGTTACCACAGGATTGAGGGCTAAATATCAGGCGGCTAAGCGTGCGTATTATGCGGGAGTGGCGGCATGATAAATAAACCTCAAGCCCTTCAGATCCAGGCAGAACTTGAAGAGCTTTGTAAGAAACATGGGCTTAGGATGATCGTACAACATGAATTAGCTCCGGCTCTTGCAATGATCCGGGTTAAGGAGATCAGCATAAAAGTAAACTAAATAATTAGCAGTATCCAACAAGGACCATTAAAGGCCGGTTGGTTTCATGTGGAACAAGTTCCTCCATGTGTGACTGATCGGCCTTTTTTCGTTTGGCACCACGTAACGGGCCACAAATTCCGGCGAACTCTCCGCCGATATCCGAGAGCACGTCATGTCCCACGACGTTATGGAGGACCGGCAAAATGGCAGAAGAAAACACATCCCAAAAAGCAGAGGCAGCGGCCACAGAACAGGCCGCAACTGAAACCCAAACCCCTACCCCGGAGCCTGCGTCAATCAATGACACGATTGACATTAAAGGAAAGGCAGAGGGTGAATCGGTTGAGTTCGAATCCCTTTTTGACAGCGAGGATGTCTCCGAAGCTGCATTGAAGGGTGAAGAGGAAACCGAAACCAAAGACGACCCGAAAGCAGCGGATACTCAGTCAGAGACGAAAAAAGAAGATACGGCGTCGTCTCCGTCGAAAGACGAGAAGAAACCTGACGAAAAGGCGTCCGAGGAAAGCGGCAAAGAGGCCGAAGGGAAAGCTGCCCAGGCCAAGGATGAGCAGACGAAACCCCCTAAAGGGTTTGTCCCTATCCAGGCATTGCATCAAGAGCGTGGGCAACGGCAGCTCCTTACACAAGAGGTTCAGACCTTACGCGCTGAAAATACGGCCCTGAAAAGCGGCAAGGTTTCAGAACAGGAAGCCGAGAGCGCAAAAGAGGCGGAGTTTGAGGTCCTCTCCGAAGAGGATTTCAATGAACTCTTGGGGGATGATCCGGTCGAGGCGATCAAGTACGAGCGGAAACTCCGTGCTCATGAGGCGAAGCAGGCTGACCAGAAGAAGGTGGCTGATGCCGACACGGCAACCATTGAACAGAGTCTTGGGATGATGGCAACTGCTATCCCCGGTCTATACGACACGGATAGCGACGTAAACCAGAAGTTGAGCGATTTCGCGGTAGAGAAGGGATTCGCGGATCTGGACGGATTGGCCTTAGTGACCGACCCCCGGACCAAGATAATCCCTACTAATGGCGGGAACCCTCAACTGTTAGGCGATACGGCGGCAAACTTAGTGATCATGCTCAATACGCTTTTCCAGGAAGCGGGAGTGTCTAAGGAAGATCCAGACAACAAAGAGCTTACTGAAAAGCTTCGCGGCGAAATCACTAAGGAATTATTGGCAAAAATCAAAAAGCCAGCCGGAGCAGAACACAAAAGCCTGGGTGATATTCCAGGGGACGCGGGAAGTGATCTTACCCTTACGGGGGGGCCAAAGACAGAAGCGGACTTTGCTAAACTGTCAGAGGATGATCAACAGCGTCTTCTCGGTGGGTAAATTTTGTGTACTGCCAAGGCTGAAACATAGGAGGGCATAACAATGGGTGCAACTGAATTCGCCCTGGGCGATGCACTGGCAGTACAGAGATGGTCCCTCAGTCTCGCACGTGAGGCTGAGGTTAGGCAGTATTTCAGGAAGTTCATGGGGAAAGGCCCGGATGCACTGATCAAAGTGCAGACCGAGTTAAACAAGCAGGCAGGAGAGAAGATCACTGTTGCCTTGAGGATGAAACTCTCAGGTGATGGTATCGAAGGCGATAACGCCATTGAGGGGACCAGCGCGGAAGAGTCTTTGACCTTTCACAATGATGCCCTTTTCATCGACCAGAGGCGTAAGGGCACCAAAAGCAAGGGCAAAATGTCCGAGCAAAGAGTCCCTTACAACATGAGAAAGGAAGGCCGGGACGCTTTGGCGATCTGGTATGCCGAGGATTACGACCAGCAGATTATGTGTTACCTGGCCGGAGCCCGTGGCGTGGATACTTCCTTTCATGTGGGAACCTCTTGGACCGGAAGGGCTAATAACAGCCTGCAGTCTCCGGATTCGGATCATATCCTCTATGGGGGGACGGCTTCGAGCAAGGCCACTGTCAGCACGACTGACGATATGTCGCTCAACATCCTTGAGAGGCTTGTAGCCAAGGCCGAGACATCAGATCCAATGATCCAGGCCTTCATGATCGACGGGGAGAAACATTTCGTCCTGTTGATGCACACCTTTCAGGCGTTTGCCCTTCGGACCAGCACATCAAGCAATGATTGGCTGGAGATTACCAAGATGGCAGGACCGAGAGGGGGTAAGAACAACCTCTTCCTGAATGCCCTTGGAAGCTACGGGGGCATAATCATGCACAAACACCGGAACGTAATCAGGTTTAGCGATTACGGGTCCGGGGGTGCCCTGGCCGCGGCCCGCGCTCTTTTCTTGGGCGCTCAAGCCGGGATGATTGCATGGGGCGGCGGATCTGCTTATGGCCGGTACTCTTGGAATGAAGAGACCGACGATAGGGGTAATGCCCTGGCGATTACCGCTGGAACAATCTATGGGGCCAAAAAGTCCCGTTACAACTCCGCCGACTTTGGCGTGATCGCGGTTGATACCTACGCCGTCGATCCGAACGCTTAAACCATAAACCAGAGGGGGAGGGTTAATCCCCTCCCCCTTCACATACAGCTTTTAACCGGAGGATAAATATCATGGCAGAAACCGTACAATCAACCGCAGTCGTCTCGGGAGTCTGCCCGGATCAGAACATTCCCGCGGGAGTGCTCTTGTCGAGAACCGGGACCTATGCCGCCGTAGCCGCACTTGCCGTTAACAGCGTCATTCAGCTTATCCCCTTGCCAAAAGGGGCGCAGCTTGTTGATCTGTTTCTCGCATGGTCGGCCCTCGGAACAGGCGTTACCGTTGACGTTGGCATTACGGATACCGATTACACCGGATACGACATCGATATGTTTTATGATGGCCTGGCAGCCGAATATGCCGGAGCCGCGCATTGGGGCGGGGCAATGATCAACAATGCCGCCGCGGCAGTTGTCCATGGGGCAAAGTTTCTCGCGGCAACATGGCCCTACGAGTTCACCGCCAATGGAAACATTGACGTTAAGGTGTTAGGCGATGAATTTCCGATTTCGGCAGTTGTCACAGGTGTAGCGTTCTATAAGTTCGAAGGCGGAATCGCAGACGAATAAACCCTGGGCATTGGAGATGCGAAACCTAAAACCATATAATTTCAATAACGGAGGATAAATATCATGGCAGTAACAACACAATATTCAACCGCAGTATTAGCGGGAGTTTGCCCGGATCATAATATCCCGGCAGGGATAGTGCTCTCCAGAACCGGCGTCTTTACTGCTTCCGCAGCTTATGACGACGGTTCAACGATTCAGCTTATTCCTATGCCAAAAGGGGCTCAACTCCTTTCTCTGATGATCGCTCATAGCGCCCTTGGCGCCTCTCGTACCATCGATGTGGGTATCGGGACTTCCGTTGACTGCTTTTTCAACGGATCAGACGTTACCACAGCAGGGCAGAAGACCTGGGGGGCCGCAATGGGCGGCGCAGTAGCGAACACGGCGGAGAGTATCGTCCATGGCGCAAACTTCCTGGCCGCTACATGGCCTTATCAGTTTACCGCTAATGACAGTATCGACGTGTTGATCCTCGGAGATACATTCCCGAGCGGCGGAGTCGTGACCGGTGTAGCAATCTACAAGTTTGTAGGTGCGATTGCCGACGAGGAATAAACACCAACTTGAAACCGATATGACAGGGTGGACTAAACCCTACCCTGTCATTTAGGAGGATTCACCATGTTAGTAAATGTGCGGTACTCCGGCAAACGGCTTCCTTGGACTATCAAAATGCCATGGTTGAGCGTCCCGGAAGTGACATTCGGGGCGACCCGCGAGGCGGTTATGGAAAAAGCCGACGCAGAACGCTTATGCGCGGAGAATCCAACTGACTGGAAAATTATCGGGGTTGTCGATAGCGAACCAGAAACGATTATGCCTGATAAGCCTCAACCCCCGGAATCAAAGAAGCCAGTTCCGCCTAAGAAAAAGCGGAAGGCAGTTAAAAAGGAGTAACGGAAAATGGCAACTATAACAGGGACAAACATTGTTGATCGGGCTGCCATTGTCCTCCAGGATACTACTGGTGTGAGATGGCCACAGACGGAAGAACTTCTATTGTGGCTTAACGACGGGCAACGGGAGATCGTGCTAAGGAAACCGGACGCCTACGCTCAGAACGAGGTAGTTCAACTGGTTGTGGGGACAAAACAATCTATTCCTGCGGCGGGCATTATGCTTTTGGATGTTATCCGAAACATGGGAACCGGCGGGGCTACACCTGGCAGGGCAATCACACGGATCGATCGCGAGATCCTTGACGAGCAAAGGCCGGACTGGCACTCCGAGACCGCAAGCGCGGAGACTAAACATTATATGTTTGATCAGAGGGACCCGAAGCATTTTTATGTTTACCCCCCTCAGCACGCTACATCTGGACAAGTTGAGGAAATCTATGCTTCATCTCCAACAGATCTTGACTCGTTAGCCTCCACAATCACTCTGGACGATATCTATTCCGGGGTGCTTTTGGACTACATCCTTTACCGGGCTTACAGTAAAGATGCTGACCTCTCACCATCGGCGCCACAAAGGGCTATTGCTCATTATAATTCGTTTTTGTCGAGTTTAGGGGCAAAGGGGCAGATCGAGCAGATCTTTAATCCAAACGCTGTTGATTATAAGGAAGCGGTTGAGGCTAAACAGGTAGGACGAGGCCAGTAGCCCATGACATATTATAAGTACGATTGGTACAAGTATGTCGCTCCTGATGTGAACGGCATCCCTGAACCTACCGTAGAAGATACGGTCGAGGATGTCATTATAGATTTCTGCCAGAAGACTTCCTTTTACCGCCAATGGCTCGAAGATCAAATATCGGTGGCTGTTGACGATGAAGAGGTCGAGCTGGATCTCCCTGACAATACGGCGATTGTAGAGGTTGTTGCTATCCAGAAGGTCGAAACAAGTGGGGGCTATGGCGACTTTATTGATCCGGACTCCTACATCTTCTCAAACCAGGGTGATGAGGCCAAGATCCTGTTTAATGACCCGTCTGATGAGGAATACGATGCGCGGGTGAGGGTCGCTCTTAGGCCTGTTGTCGGTTTCTCTACGGTCCCGGACTGGATCTATCAGGATTGGCGAGACGTGATTGCTCATGGGGTTAAGTCCCGTCTTTTGGCTATGCGGTCTAAGCCATGGTACGCCCTGACTGAAAGTGAGCAACATCGAGCCTGGTATGATCAGGGCGTCAGGAAAGCGTCAGGAAAGGTTGTATTGGAGACTGTCAATAAAATCAGGAAACCAACAGCGAGG